AGAAAAACCTCGTCTAGAAGAGGACAGGGAGCCAGAAGTTCCTTCTGAAGAAGAGATAGAGACGTATTCTGCGGGAGTGCAAAAACGTTTAAACAAACTAAAGTTTGAAGCGCGAGAGCAGGAACGACAAAAACTTGAGGCCACTAGACTACAAGAGGAAGCTCTACGCTACGCTCAAAACGTAAAAGCTGAAAATGAAAAGCTTAAAAAAACGCTTGATGATGGAGAAGGAACTCTCATAGAGCAAGCTAAAAGTCGTATTGAAGCGCAGATGGACAAAGCAAAGTCTACGTTTAAAGCTGCATATGAGGCTGGTGACCCAGAAGCACTTCTTGCTGCACAAGAACAGCTTACAGCCGTACAAAATGAGAAGTTTCGTGTAGATAGTTACAGACCGCAACAACGAGCGCAACAACCTGCTCCACAACCCCAATACCAACAACCAGCGCCTAAACCTCCGCAAGTGGATCAAAAGGCGTTAGAGTGGGGTAAAAATAACGATTGGTTTGAAAAAGACCCTGAAATGACAGGATATGCATACGGATTGCATGAAAAGCTAGTAAAACAAGGTATTGATCCAAGAAGCGATCAATACTATGAAGAGATAGACAAGTCTGTAAGACGAGTCTTTCCAGATAAATTTGACGATGGGTCTACCGAGGAGGAAGCACCCCAACGTCAAAACGGTTCCGTGGTTGCCGCACCGTCTAAAACGACTAAAAAGCCACGCACAGTGC